CCAAGTTTGGCATACCAAATGTGCCGATAAATTCTGTCACTGGTCCATTTAGTTTTGCTTGGACGATAACACTACGATCTTCTGCTAGTGCTTCAATTGTTGTTTCTGCTTCTGTGCCTGATACTTTCACTAAGTCAATAATACCTAAACCATAAGTGTTTTTAACGATGTCTAATAGATGGTCTTTCATTTAATTCTCCTTTGATAATTGATTATATACGATTTATTTAGATCTTGCAAGTTATTTGAAAAAGTTATTTTGATAATATTCTTCCTACAACTGGTTGTTTTCTTACTGTTTGCAATTCTCCTGATTTTTTGATTTCAGCCCAACTTACCCAAGTAAGTTCGTTGTCGTTGGTTGGAATGTCTGTAAAATTAATAATGTCAAATCCTATGTCAACGACCATTTGTTTTATTATTATATCGGTCGCCCAACAGCATCTTTGTTGATCAACAAAACTAGCAGATGTTTCGATATTTCCGTTGGTATAACTAAAAAGTACAACACCACCTGGTCTTAATAGGGCAATCATCGATTTAAGATACCATTCTATAACACCTAAAGGAAGATAGTTTAAAAAATCCCAACAAAGTATAAATCCAAATTGTGCATGTGGTAACACTAAAAGGTCTCTTTTCTTTACTTCGTATAATCTAATTTTACGTTGATAACTTTCAGGATAATCAGCGATAGTTTCAGTTAAAGTTTCAAGATCTAGCCCGACCAGATATAAAGGATCATTTCCGACCATTGGACCAATCCTATCTTTTGGATTAACAAAATTGGCTGGGGTAGGAGTTATTCTATTATATCTACAATGTAATTGTAATCCAGGAAACCTCCAATTACTGTATCCACCGATCCTAGATTGAATAATTTTTTCTATTTCTTGATTAGTTGATAGTATTTGATGTATAGATTCTTCAGTAAATTTATTTTCATCTAATCCTGATTGAACTTTTATATTAATATCGTTGTCAATTTTTTCTATCGTATTTTTTATTAATCTGATTATATCATTATTTTTAGCAAGTAAATTTTGACATTCCTGTAGATACTGTTCTAGATCTTGATGATAGTCGGTTATTTCGTGCCGGTATTTAATCGAATCGACTAATCTTGTTTTTTCTAAAACCTCGGATTCTAACGATAAATCATCGATAGTATCTTTGAGATCATTTTTAAATTTTACTAATTCTGCTAACGTAGACATTATTCAAAACTAAACAAATTATCAAATGTTGTTGCAATCTGTGTGTTCTCAGCGATTTGCCATTTCAACACACCTAGTAAGTTTTCTACCTTTTGATCCACGATACCAGTTTCCATGCTAGCATCATCAAACGGTAATTCTTTAAACCATGCAGGAATATGTGTTTCATCTGTGGGATAGCCAACACTGCTATAGCCCAGGGGATTGTCTTTGAGTTTGCACACTACTGTTTTCATACCATCTACGATACTCATACTGTATTGATCACCCATCATACGTTTTAAGTTGTTCCAGTTCATAGCCGCACGCACATGTCCTGGCATGTTGGCTTTGCCTAAGCGTTCTTCTTCTTTAGTGTATTTGGTTAAATTGTTTACACGTTTAGGAGTGCCTTTTTCCCAAGCCGGACGCTCTGTAAAGATCAATTTAAAGTCACGCACTTTGGTGATGATAGCATCTTGTTCAGCACCCGTTAATACAGATAATAAGACATCACTCAAGAAGTCTTGGATCACTTTTGGAGTATCTGACCTCTTTAAGTCTAAGCCCATGGCTTTTACTTTACCTGGTGTACCGTGTGTGTCTAAACGATGCCCTTCCATATCATAGATTAGGATAGCATAGCGTTTCTTTTTAATAAACAGGCCTTTGAGCGATACACTTTCTCGCCCACCTTTGATCAGTTCGCCCTGGCGTCTAGGAGTATGAAATGCCTTTTCACAGAACGCCGGAAAACTTTCATTGACCTGATCTGCGATACTGTCATATAACCCTACTGCTATGTCTTTGTTCCATTCCATCTTGTCTTCTTCTACGTCTTTCTTGACCATTGGATATGCACTAAAGTAACACGAGTCTGTATCACCATATATGATCGCTTCGCCAGTGTGATCATATATCCCTGTGATACACTCATTGATATACGCATCCATATGTCGGGCGATAGTACGCCCAGTTAAGGTAGTTGATTGTCCAATACGCTTGTCAAAGAATCTACAACCAGGATTAAGAATAGCACCATACAAACTATTCAAGTTAATCTTTTTAACCAACTGACGTTTGTCCCAAAACGCTGTGTCTTCGTCTGTAGTTGCTTCTTTCTTTTTAACCTGCATATCTTGTCGTTCACGATACCAGCGTTCTAGCAAGCCAGGTATAATACCTTTGCGTTCATTGTTAAAGATAGTACCGTTAGCACTGAGTATCCAGGGCTTGTTGCTGTCAAATATCAATCGCCAAACATCTGCGGCACTTAAGACATCACTGGTACCATTGGCCCAATCAATGGTAATCTCTGTGCCAACTTCACCATTCATCACAGCAGTATACTCTAAACTACCAAACAAGTTTTCCCACGCATCAGCAAAACTGCTACCTGATGTTTGTTTTTCTTTGATATAGTGTTCAGTCATTGTAGGACGTAATTGTCCAACAATAGTTTCTGGACCCATGTTCAATGCACGAATCGCTGAAGGATATAGTGAGTTGATGTCAATAGCACCAATATAGTCATGCATGCCTGCTTTAGGAGTAGCTACATACGCACCCGCCGCCTGTGTGTCAAACTGTTCATCACGGTTACGATTTGGAACAACCATACCTAGTTGATGTGCTTCGTTAATGATAGCCTGTTCAGTAACTGCCACAGCACCCATGGTAGTTTGTAATAGCACAGTATTGTCATGAGCTAACTCATTGGCTAGATCTAAGAAGCGTAGTTTTGTATTTAATTTGTGTAATAGTGCGGTGTCTTGACGATTATATTCAATAAATTTAGCAAAGTCTTTGTTATACAGTTGATCTAATGTGCCTTCATACTGTGTTTTACTTTCACCTAGTTCGTATTCTGAAATAGCATCTAGACTATAACTGTGACGTTCTTCATAGGTATATTTACGATACAGTTGCATATAGTCCATGTGTACACGACCAATAAGGTCAAAGGTCATATTGGCAGCACCGAAGCGTTCAAACTCACGCTGTTTAGGAAACTGCCCCCACAAACAGAATCTACGTGTGTCATCTTTGCTTAATACACGATTAGTTCTTTGCACCATATATGGAATATCAAAGCCTTCACTGTTCCAACCTGACAATATATCAGCATCGTCGATCAAGTCTAAGAATGTTTTTAGTAGGTCTTCTTCACGTTCCATAAGGAAACAGTTGTCATACTTACTAGCGATCTCTTCAGCTGTTTCCCAGCTCATTGACTTGGGAGGGATAACCATGGTAACTAGTTTGTCTAACCAATCTAGATATACTGATACCGCGGTTATGGGATTAAATGGATCTTCTGGACGACTGAATCCTCTGACAGGGTCAAAGTCTACCTCAATGTCAAAGAATGCTGTTTGTAATTTGGGGGACTTCTGCCCAAGATAGTTTTCTTCTAGACATCGGAACACGGGATTGATATCGCTTTCCCAGATGCGTTTGCCTGAATTGATTTTAACTTCTTTGTGGAATTCTTTGCCTATACGTGTGCTGAATCTGCTGACAGGTGTGTCATAGATAGTGCGGAACTTGCCACGAGGATCATCATAATAAAAAGTATAGTTTGCTGGATACTCTTTATATTCTCTTTGCCCATTGACTCGTTCAACAATATAGATGCGATCTTTCGCGCGATCAAATAGTGCGTCTACGTAACTCATATTTTCCTTTTTGTGCGACTTCTAGCTCACACACACTCTTCATGCCCGGGTGGGCGTTTTATTAATTATACAGCAATCTGCTATAGCCCACAAGATCAACTAAGAAAATAGTCAGGCTGGTCATAAACAATCCAAAACTTCCTCTGCTTAATGCTGAATACATGCTAATAGCCAAACAGCAAAAGAACAATGGATAAACAATTAAGAACGGTACATCAGGTACAGTGGCAGCAAATGTAACGACTATGATAACATTTAGAAACCAATTAAAAACTTCTAAACATAATCTTACAGGATGACTGTACCAATCTTGTTTTACAAAATCAACTGTCTTATGCCAATCTATCAAACTGTGCGACCAACTGTTTCAAGAATATCTTGAACTGTTTCGTGATCAGCATTGGTTTCAGTTAGTTTTGATTTTTGAGCGATCTTAATCGCTTTTTTGAGCAAACTAGGTTTGATTTCTAATTCTTCTGCTACTGCTTTTACAGTATCGTTTAAGCCTGCTGATAAATCTTCTACTTCTTGTAATACAGCAATACCTTCGTTAATTAACTGTGTTAGTTTGGCTTTTTGTTCGCCTGAAAACATTTTTGACATGTCAATTTTCCTTGATTTAAAATTATATTATACTTGAAGTATTTAACCTTGTCTACGGGGTTTGGCTAATTTATTCTACACTTACGCAGAATACGGGTGGCAGTTTGGAATTCTAGTGCTAGATCATCGTATAGATCTTCTGGTGGTCGTTCTGCATAGGCACGATTTAGATAGGCCATCTGTCCCATGTCAGCGTAGTATACTTCAGTAGGCCAACGATACTTACCCCATTCCATGCTGTTGATCAACAAGCATTCATCACCCACATTTTTGAGCAGTTCTTTTTTGGCTTTTGTGGGAAGATTAACACTGGTTAATAGTTTAACACCCACGGGTACTGTATTGACCTGAGGTTTATCTAGATAGTGTGCAAACAGATGCACAATGTAGGCTTCTATGTTTTCTGACAAATTTATAGTAAGCTCGCATTCTGCTCTGCGAACTAGTTCATAGGATTCTTTAACATAGATATCCCAATTGGACATTTTAGCCTTGGGCAGCTATTTCTTGTGCCATTGCCAAACCTATGATAGCATCTGGTGCTGTTACTGTATATTCTTTATCATTAATTACAAAAGTCATTTCCATCATTTTTTCTTCCCCCTGCGCATATTAAGTTGCCAACGTGCTAGTTGCCC